ACTGCGCCCTGCGCGGCATCACCCGCAAGGCCGCCACACGGGCCACGGGCACGCTTACCCTGACGGGCCGTACCGGTGCCGTGGTGCCCGCAGGCACGCAGGCCAAGGATCTGTCCGGCGTGCTGTACCGCACCACGGCCGGTGCGACGCTGTCCGGAGCGGCAGAGGCCGCCACGGCCGCCGTCCCCTGCGAGGCCGTGGATGCCGGGGCGCTGCCCGACCTGGACGATGCCCCGGTGACCCTGCTGGCCGCACCGTCAGGCGTGCAGTCCGCCGCCCGCCTGACCCTCACCGGCGGCAGCGATGCCGAGGACGACGCCACCCTGCTGGCCAGGCTGCTGGAATACATGCGCAACCCGCCTTCCGGCGGCACGGCGGCGGATTACCGGCGCTGGGCGCGGGAAGTGCCCGGTGTGGCCGATGCCCAGGTCTACCCGCTGCGGCAGGGCGCGGGCACGGTGGATGTGGTCATCACCGGCCCGGACGGTATCCCCGGCGAGGACGTGGTGGCCGCCTGTCAGGCCCACATCGACGCCGAGCGGCCCGTGACGGCCCTGGCCACGGTCTACGCCCCTCTGGCCCTGCCCGTGGACATGACCCTCAAGCTGCGCGTGGCCGCTTCCGCCACTCTGGAGAGCCTGCGTCCCGACGTGCGGGCCGCCCTTGAGGCCGAGATAGCGGACCTGCGCCCCGGAGAGCCCCTGGTGCTGTCCCGTTGCGCCGCCGCCGTGTCCGGTCTGGCTGGCGTGGCCGATGTGGTCATCACCGCCCCGGCCGCCAACGTACGGCCCACGGACCTGCAATGGTGCCGTCTGGGCACCCTGACGCTGGAGGCCCTGTAATGCCGCACGCCGACCTGCTGGCGGCCCTGCTGCCGCCGGTCAGCTATGCCCCATCCGGGCCGCATCTGGCCGCCTCGCTGGCCATGGAAGGCCGGGAGCTGGATCGCGTGCAGGCCGATGCCGCCCATGCCGTGGGCGGGCTGCGGCCCTTCCTCTACCAGCAGTGGCTGGAGGATTACGAGCGCGTCTACGGCCTGCCCGGTCCCTGTGCCCTGGGCGGCCAGCTGTTGCAGGAGCGCCTGGCCCTGCTGGCCGTGGCCCTGCAGGAGCGCGGCGGCATCTCCCTGGCCTGGCTGCGCCGCTATGCGGCCCTGGCCGGATATGAGGCCAAGGTCACGGAATACCGGGAGTTCAAGGCCGGGCACAGTGCCGCCGGGGATGCCCTGACCAATGGCGGCTGGTGCCATGCGTTTCTGGTGACGGCCCCCGGCGATGCCCCGCGCGAGTTCAAGGCCGGGCAATCCGTAGCGGGCGAGGCCCTGCGCACCTGGGGCGATCCCATTATTGAATGCATCATCAACTGGCGCAAGCCCGCGCATACCGTGGGCCTTGTGGCCTACATCGAGGAATAGCCATGCATCGCATCGACACGTCCACGGCCACGCCGGACAACAAGTTCACCGAAGGCGATCCCGCCGTCCCCGTGGCGGCCACCACCGTTTCCGCCGAATGGCTCAATGCCGTGCAGGAGGAGCTGGTGGCGGTCATCACCGGGGCCGGGCTGGAGCTGAAAAAAAGCGACAATGGCCAGCTCTGGCAGGCCATCAGCCAGCTCATCGCCAACGCCAAGCCCGGACTGGCCACCAAGGCAAAGCCCGGCCTCGTGCAGGTGGGCGGCGGGCTGAATATCACGCCGGAAGGGCTTCTCTCCGTCCTGGCGGCCAGTGTCACCCAGGCGGGCATCGTCCAGCTGGCGTCCGGCCTGTCCGATTCCACGACCACGGCCCCCACCTGCAAGGCTGTCAAGGACGCCATCGAGAGCAAGCTCTCCGCCGTCAATGTGCCTGTGGGCGGTATCCTGGCCTTTTCCGGCACCTTCGGCGGTGACGGCAACCGCTTCCCCATCCCGCTGGGGGAAGATGCTCCGGACATGCACTGGTGCCTGTGCGACGGCACCACCACCAATGGCCTGCCCGTGCCTGACCTGCGCGGCCGCATGATTCGGGGCGCGTCGGATTCCGTGCCCGCTGGCTCCACTGGCGGCTCGGAGAAGCATTCGCACAGTCTGTCCGGCACTGTCGGGGACACTACGTTGTCGGTGGAGCAGATCGCGAGCCATAAG